TGACGGGATTGGACGATACCTTTGACTACATTGCCATAGTCTCTGATTGACTTAAGCAATGCGTTGTTGAAGGTAAATGAGTTAACTGTGTTCACTTTCGGTCTCCTTTGTTGGGGGCGTATCCCCCTTCATCAAGAAGGGGGTGCGCCTTGGTTAGATTTAGTTACAATTAGGACAGTGTGTAGCCTTGTTATAGACCAAGTGGCAAGCCTGACAGATGGTCTCAGCGGGTGTAATGATGAGACTCGTATCTAGGTCATAGATACGGTCAGCCAATTGACTAATTGGCTCGGTGAACTCGTCCCGTATTACCTTGACGAGTTCGCCAGTTTCATCATCAACATATTCTCTGGTCACAACTTGGGATGAAATCCAATCGTGACCTGAAGGTTCATCAGTAATGATGGACCAAACGAACTTATACTGGAGATTGCCGTCATCAACAATTTGATGGGCAATCGTAATGTCACGACTGTCTCGTAGTTCCTGACAGTCAGGACATAGTTCGGTTAACGCTTGGCATTGATAGCACATTTGTGTGATTGAGATGCCATTGCTTTCTGTATACATACTTTCCTTTCTGTCTACCAACTTGGTAGAACGCGGACAGCAGTATCGCCCTGTCACTCTTGCCCTGTCTGCCGAATAGGCAGACGTCTAGGGCGACAATCGCGTTAAGCGATTTGACAGGAAGCGATACAATGGAAGCGATGTAGGAGCACGAGCCAGACGGCGGCGAAGCGCGGCGTAGACGCGCCGACGACGTGGCGAGAGCAGGGCGCCAGAGTATGGCTGCGTGTAACGCTGACATACGAGATGCGTGGAACGCATCGGGCGCTTGCGGTGCGACGCATAAAGCGAACACGATAGCCTAGCAAAGGCTAGCGTGAAGCGGTGCGTCCAGCATTAGTGACCGCCAGCCACTGATGCTTTGGCTTTTAGTTTTTGTATTTAATAAGCCGAGCCCCAGTATCTGTATTATTATGGGCGAGGGAGACTGTCTCCTGTCCAGCGCCTGCTGTAACAGGACAGACAGTGACATCAAATTAGGCAGGCGGGGTCTTTAGACCCCAGACTGTTTAATTTGTCTGGTCTGTATTGTAGGTAACTACCAAAACTATTTTCTAGTACAAAGCCTATGCCCCCTGTTCTGTACTGATATGTCCTATTTTGTCATATTGTATTCTGTGATTTGTATAACAATTTGGTAACAAACCGTTCGGTTTGGCTGTTTGAACGGATTAATACTATATAGGGGCACAAAGTGCCCACAGACAGTAGCAAAGTCTTTCGGACTTTGCGTACAGACTGTATCTACTATCTGTTACTAACTGTCTATATAGTTTTAAGATGGGACAGTTCTGTGACTTTTCAGAAGGGTAGTAAAAACCCTAGGACCGAGGCTATGGCTTCGGCAAAGGCTAAAGTAATAGCCCTTGTCTCCGAGGGTTGGGCGCCACACAAAGCAATGGCTGAGGTGGGCAAGCAACCCGACACCATCCGAATCTGGTGTATGCGGGACCCTAAGTTTGCCACTGACCTAGCCCAAGCCAAAGAAGATTCTAAAGAACGAAGCCTAACCGCTCTGGGGATAGCAAGGGATGAAATTGACTTCCCACAATTTTCAGAAATGTTTTTGGACCAAAGAGTCTTTCCACACCATCAGGATTGGATTGACTTACTAGAGGGACGCGAGCCAACTTGGCTTCACCAAAATATGATTTATGAGAAGGGCGACCCAAACCGTCTTCTTATAAATGTGCCACCTGAGCACGCTAAGTCCACCGTAATAACGGTGAACTACTCTACATATCGCATCGCGTTAAATCCTAATGTCAGAATCATCGTAGTTTCTAAGACGCTAGTCAAAGCACGGGAATTCGTGTACGCAATTAAACAAAGGTTAAGCCACCCGCGTTGGTTGAAGTTGCAAACAACTTTTGGACCCGAGGGAGGATGGAAGGAAGATTCCGATACCTGGCGTGTTGACACCGTTTATTTGGGAAGCGATGCACGTAATTCATCTGAGAAAGACCCGACTATTCAGGCTCTCGGTATGGGCGGTCAAATTTACGGTGCCCGTGCCGACCTAATAATTTTGGACGACTGTATAACCACTGCTAATGCTCACGAGTACGACAAGCAGATTAACTGGTTACAAAAAGAAGTAATTACCCGTTTGGGTAAGAACGGTAAGTTGTTAGTAGTAGGGACAAGAATTGCACCAAATGATTTTTATAAAGAACTACGTGACCCGAAACATTGGTCTGGTGGTAGGTCGCCTTTTACTTATATGGGTATGCCTGCTGTTCTGGAGTATGCAGAAAAGCCGAAGAACTGGGTTACGCTTTGGGCAAAGTCGGACGCTCCGTGGGATGGCGATGATGAGACACCTGACGAAGAAGGACTCTACACAAAGTGGGATGGACCGACACTAGCACGGCGCCGAGGCGAGGTAACACCCTCTACTTGGGCATTGGTTTATCAGCAAGAAGATGTAACAGAAGATTCCATTTTTCCCGCTGAACTTGTTCAGGGTTCTATAAATGGGATGAGAAAGCGTGGTCCTTTGAGACCAGGTTCTGCTGGACATCCAAGTCAAGTTGAAGGTTATACCGTTGTGGGATTTGACCCTGCTATGGGTGCTGGTCGTGCAGCGTTTGTTGCTATGACCTATAACCGACACGATGGAAAGATTTATGTTTTAGATTGTATGGATATGGCAGAACCTACGCCACAAAAAATCCGACAAGCAATTGAAGAATTTGTTCAAAGGTATAAACCCCAAGAACTAAGAGTTGAAATTAACGCTCACCAAAAAGCCTATGCACTAGACTCAGATTTACAACAGTGGCTTGCAGGTTACGGCGTAAGGTTAAACTCACACTTCACAGGCAAAAATAAATGGGACACAAACTTTGGTGTTGCTGGTATGTCTCCATTATTTGGAAGTACAGCAAATGGTAAACACCAAAAGAATAATATAATTGAGTTACCAAGTACTGAAGGTTCTGAAGGACTTAAGGCTTTGGTTCAACAATTATTAACCTGGCGTCCTAATGGCAGAGGTAAGACTGACTGCGTTATGGCACTGTGGTTTGGTGTTTTAAGATGTCGTGAATTTATGCAACAAAATTCCTATGTCCAGAAGTACGCACACAATCGGTGGGCAACCAGGGCTCAGGTAGCAAAAAGATACTCAGTTAACTTAGACGATGCAATTGCAGAGCAATGGCAACAGACCTATGGATAGGAAGTAAATGCTCTCTATAGAACAAATTTCAGCACGTGTAGAAAATCTACGTGAACGTGCTGCAGAGCGTGACTCACGCCAACAAGATGTACTTGCTGTTCGTAAAGGACAGATTTCAAGTGTATACCCAGAGTTTTTTCCAGAGGGCGTAGACGCTAACGTAGTAGCAAACTTTATTGACATTGTTGCCCGTGACCTATCTGAGGTTATGGCACCATTGCCTTCAGTAAATTGTTCTGCTGCAAATCAGGCTAATGACCGTGCCCGTAAGTTTGCTGACACACGTACTCGCATTGCAACAAATTATTTTGCTCATTCAGATTTACAAGTTCAGATGTATACAGGTGCAGACATATACATCACTTTTGGTTTCGTCCCTTTCATTATTGAATTAGACGAAGAAGCAGGGCTACCGCGTATCCGTATAGAAAACCCAGTGGGCGCTTACCCAGAGTTTGACCGCTATGGACGCTGTATTGCCTTCGCAAAACGCTACTATATGGCAGCAGGTGAACTAGCATCACAGTTCCCTGAGTATGCACATATCTTGCTTGGTAAAGAAATGTACAAGTCAGATATGAATTACCAGTTAGAGGTTGTTCGTTATTATGATGACCAACAATCACTTCTGTATGTACCAGAGCGCAATAACTTAGTTCTATCACAGGCTAAAAATCCTATTGGTAGAATGATGGTTGTAGTAGCACGCCGTCCATCTATTGATGGCGAAATGCGTGGACAGTTTGATGATGTACTCGGTATTCAGTTGCTTCGCAACAGGTTCGCATTACTTGCGATGGAAGCAGCAGAGAAGTCCGTTCAGTCACCAATTGTTTTACCTGCCGATGTTAATGAACTTGAAATGGGTGGCGATGCAGTTATCCGTACTGCTAACCCTGCTGGCGTACGCCGTGTTGATTTAAATATTCCACCTGGAGCATTTACTGAACAGGCGTTGCTACAACAAGAACTTAGAACTGGAACTCGTTATCCAGAGGGACGTACTGGAAACATTGATGCAAGCATTATTACGGGACAAGGCGTTCAAGCCCTTATGGGTGGCTTTGATACACAAGTTAAATCTGCTCAGGCTATTTTTGCTTCTGCATTAAGAGATGTTATTTCTGTTTGTTTTGAAGTAGATGAAAAATTCTTTGATTATGAAAAGACTATCCGTGGCGTAGATGCTGGTAGTCCATATGAAATTACATATAGACCAAGCAAAGACATCAAGAAAGATTATTCTGCTGATGTCCGTTATGGTATGTTGGCTGGTTTAAACCCAGCACAAGGTTTAATTTTTATGTTACAAGCCCTTGGTGGTGGATTAATTTCAACAGACCTTGCTATGCGTGAGTTACCATTTGGTATTAACGTAACTCAAGAGCAAGAAAAAATTGAGATTGAGCAAATGCGTAAATCTTTGGTTCAGTCTCTACAAGCCTATACTCAAGCAATTCCACAAATGGCAGTGCAAGGTGCTGACCCATCTGCTGTTATTAAGAAAGTTGCTGATGTAATTAAGGCACGCCAGAAAGGCGTAGCAATTGAAGATGCTGTTGAAGAAGTCTTTACTCCCGAAGAATTACCTCCTGCTGAGGCAGCCCCTTCTATGGTTGAGCAACCGTCCCCTGCTCCCGCTGGTGCCTCAGTAGGAGGCGCTCCTTCTTCCCCTGCGCCTTCACTACAGACTTTACTTGCTAGTTTAAATGCTAGTGGAGAAGGAACAGCAAGCGCAAGGACAGCAATACGTAGATAATCTGTGAGGGGACAATGACAGCAATAGTTGGCATACAAGGAAAAGGATGGGCTGTATTAGCAGCCGATTCTGTAACTACATATACAGATAGACCTTACGTTGCTAAGGGATATGACAAGATAAATAAAATTGGCGAATATATGTTAGCCGTTGCAGGTGATGCAACTGCTGGCGATATCCTTAATTATTTATGGCAACCACCAAAATTAATTAAGACGCAAGACCCAGATAGATTTATGATAGTAAGAGTTCTTCCGTCTATAAGACAAATTCTTACAGAGCAAGGGTATGACCCTAACCCAGCAAACAAAAAAGATGATGATGCTGGATGGGATGCGTTACTTTGTTTTAACGGAAAGATATATCAGATTAGCGATGACTACGGTTTTATGCGAGATGATAAAGGTATTTACGCAATTGGTAGTGGCGGAACTATTGCACTAGGTGCAGTAGCAGCAATGGAAGATAGTTTAAAAACTCACGCAAAAGCAGCCAGTGCAGCAAAGAAAGCAATTAATCTTGCTATTCAATACAACGTATGGTGTGGTGGAACTGCAAATGTTAAAACGCAATTTACTAAGTAGGAGAAAAAATGGCAGAGTTAATTAGAGAAAAAGTATCTGGGGTAGGTCCAATGTCGGAAAGAACCGACCTAAATGTTTCTAACCAACCTGCTAGATATATCTCTGGACTTCCTTATGGTGAAGGTGAAGCAACCTATACTCAACAAACTGCAGCACCTATGGCTGGTACACCAGAAATGGTTGAGCAAAAATTACCACCAATTGTTCCATTGACTGAGCCAACACAATTACCTAATCAACCAATTTCTTATGGTGCTAGTTGGGGTGAAGGACCTGGACCAAATATTGGTGCTATGCCTGGACTAGACCAAGTTAACCCTGCAAATGTTGTTTACCGAATGATGCAATATGATACAAGTGGAGCATTAGAGGCTATCTATAATAAATTAAATGAGGCGTAATGTCTTTCACAAATCCTGTCGGACCTACACCTTTAGGCGTTAATAGTAATTTAGCAAACAGAAATCCAGAAATATACGGTGCTGCCGTTGCTGGACAATGGAGTCCTGAAGAACGTTTTGTAATTAACAATATACAAAATCTTCTTGACTTAGATAAATCACTTGCTAGAACTTCAGACCTAGATAAGGCTAGAAAAAAATTTAACGGACTAGACCCTGAAGTCCAAGGCGCTTTAGTATTCCTTAATCCTAATGCTGACTATCAATTAAAAGATAAAAATATTTTTCAAAAAATTGGTGGTGCAGCAATTGACTTTGTTAAAACTCCACTTAGAGGGATTATTGATACAGCAGAAAGATATGTTAATTTAACACCACCTGCTACTCCATACCGAGTAATTAGAAGTGCTTTTGATACTGGCGATGATAAGAATTTTTTTGAAAAAGTACTTACTAAAAAAACTTGGTCTGATGCTTGGAATGGTGTCAATCAATGGGACGGCGTAGCCACTAAAAAACTAGAAGAAAAATATGGCAAGGCTATGTCTTATCTTGCTAGAGGTATTGCCGATGGTAAAAAACCTAGCGAGATTTTACGTGAGTATGGTCAACTAGATGTTGATATGGCAAATGCTATATCTCAACTAAGTGGTGCTACAAAAGACTGGAAGAATGCTTTTGCAGAGCATAAGGCTTATCAAGTAAATATTGGTAATGACTATACTAACTGGGCTAATAATAATCACCCACCAAAAGATGGTGGTGCTTGGTCATATATTATTCCAACCACATTAGGACTATTTCCATTTCCAGGTTTTAATGAAGTTGTTCCATCTAAAGATGGTAAAAAATGGTTAGTAAGTAATCCTAATATTTTTTCTAAAGAAGAATATGTAAGCCCTTCAGGTTCTATTAACTTTACCGCAGCAATAGCCCTTGACCCGTTAACTTATGTAACTGGCGGAACCTCATTGGCTTTAACACAAAGCGGAAAGTTAGCAGAAAAGTTTGTTAATTCTTCTAAGTCTACAATTCAAAAAGTAGATGAGTTATTTCAAGTACCTGAATTTGCTTCTTATCACGCAAGACTTGCTGAAGATATTGTTAAATTAAGAGAAGCCCGCCGTGCTAAAAATTATGTTGAGGCTGGCGTTATTAGAAATAGAATTGCTAATAACTTTCCAGATTATGATGATGACGGCATTATTAATTTATTTACTAATACTAAAGTACTAGATGATTCTGAAAATCTTGTCTATATAACAGATTTACCAACAATGCAAAAATTCTTCCAACGCGGAGAATATGCAAACTACTTAATTAACGCAAAAGTTAATGGTGGTATGTTTTATCGTGAGAACAATGTTGCTCTAGAACGCCGTACTAGAAGTATTACCGATGGTCTACGTTCAATGTATGACCAAGTATTTAATGGTATTGACCGCAGAGTTCTTAATGGTCAAGCACCAATACCAGAAAAAGTTTATGATAACTGGTTAGAGTTTGAAAAGTATTTTGCAGACCAATTAAAAATTAGACAATATGGTTCTGGTTTTGAAGCAAGTATAATAGACCCTAATAAAGATGATATTATTAGAACTCTTACAAATTCAGAAAAGAATTTTAAAAAGGCTGTTGGAAATGCTTTTGCTATTCAACCAGCACAAAAACAAATCTTTTATAAAGATGGTTATGTAGAGCGTTCTTTAAATGACTTTAGAAACTTTGCTCGTTTACTTGTTGGCGACAAAATTATTGCTAATAGTTTAACTGAAAGATATCTTGCTATAGAGCCAGATGAGCGTTTAAATATGCTTCACAGCCTATACAATTTGTATTTAGATAAAATTGGTTTTTCTAATACAGCAAGTGGTATTGACCGTAAACGTGCAATACTAGACGGAATATTTGGTGGACAAGGTTTTGGTCCAATACCAGAGTTTAAAATTCCAGCACAAATGGATTCTCCTTTGCTTGCTAATCGTTTTGGTGGACCTAGCCAGATTCTTCACACAACTCCAGGTATATCTATGCTTAACTTTGATGAGTTGTTTAGAGAAGTTTATAACGTAAATGAAGGAAATGTAAATCAACTTCTTCGTTATAAAGGTACTGGTGGGCTAACAAACAATGCTATTTCTAGGGCTGCCAACAAAGCCTGGGCATTCTTATTGTTAATTCCTGATTTAGGTTGGAAGTCTGCTGCAGATAACGCTTTAGTTTATACTATGACAGCCCAGCCAAAACAAATAGTTTCTTACTTTACTGGTAAGGGCAGGGCAATGAGTAAGGCAATTGCTGCTTGGACTGGTTCTGAAAAAACTCAAGGTTTAATTAAATCTAGAATATTAGATGTTTTTGATAGAAACCCTGCTAAATACGTTTCTCCACAGACACGTAAAGAAATGCAGGCTGTTCAGAAAATAGATACTAGTTATACATTACCAAATGGTAAAACTATTAAAACTTCTGAATTAGTTTCTGCTGATGAATTATTTGGTGCAACGTTTGAAGAACGCTTGGCTTCTACAATTATGGCTAAGTATGGTAGTAAATTAGATTCTGAGTCTAATGGCTATATGGCTGAATTGTTAATGTATAACAATCAATCAGTTGAGGCTATGATTCAATCTACAGTTGCTGCTAATTTTGCTAATACATTAGTAGATGGCACTGTTGCTGCTGAAATTTATGGCAAGTCTACACTTTCAGAAGCCCTTGAGGCTGCTGGACGTAAGGCAACTGGCGTTTATAAGAATGATGTTTACAATGCTTTAACAGATGCAGATAAAAACCTTGTTCATTTTTCTTCTTTCTATAAATATTTTGGAAAGAATATTTGGAAAAATGTAGACTTTGGTTCTTTGTTTGTTAGATATGGTGCATTAAAAACAGCAGATGATGTATCTGCATACGTAGATGATGCAATGAAGCGAATTGGATATGAAAAATCTGCTGAAGGTAAGTGGACAGTACCTGATAAAAACGTTGCAAGAGTAAAAGAATTTAATAGTGAGTTTGGTAAAACTTCTAATCTTAAAGCCGTGGGCTTAAAAGACTCAGAAATTACTGAATCTATAATTCGTTATTCTGCTGCAGAAATGTATACCGTTTTTCACGGTAGTTCTGACAAGTTTAATGAGGCTTTATACTCAGCAATTACGGGTAAAATTCAAAGCGGGCTAGAAAAAGTAGCCAAGTCTCGTGCATTCCGTGGTAAAGACGCTATGCGCCGTACTGCAGTTGGAGAAGAACTAGTTAGTTTAACTCCTAAAGAAATTGCAAGGCGACAAAAATATGAATTAGAACGCGGTTTAGCATCTGGATATGTACGTAATATGTCATTTCAAGAATTTGAAGAACTAAGCAAAGGATTTGGTCTTCAAGGTGCAGTAAGAACTGACATTGATTTTCCTCTTATGGTAGACCCAGTTTCTTGGTATAAGAAACACGGCAACATTGGTTGGGAAATGATGGATAGGCAAATAAATGACCTATTTTCAGTAGATGCTTTTAACATAAAGTACATTGACCAACGTAAGAATATGAAGACAGAAGAAGCAGCCTATGAGGCTTCGCTTATTAAGCAAGGTGTTTCTGCTGAAAATGCTTCAATTCAAGCAAGTATTTACTTTACTAATATGGCTAGTAGAAATGCAGCCAATGACATATTAAAGTATGTTGATAACCCAGAAGTTAAAACACAATTAGCGTTTAATCTTCGTGTTGCTGGACGTTTTTACCGAGCAGTAGAAGACTATACAAGACGTTTAGTTAGATTTAGTACTCGTCATCCAGAAAGAGTTCTATATCGTTTAGGTCATTTTAGTCAGGCTATGGACGGTAGCGGTATGACATACACAGATGACAATGGTACTGAGTATGTTCTTATACCTAATGATGGTCTTTTCTGGAGAACCGTAGCCCCAGCCTTTGCTGCGTTAATGAATCCACTTGGAACAGCACAAGCAGTTTTAGGTCAAAACTGGGACTTCTTTAAACAACCAGCCTGGAATCAATATACATTAAAGATATCTATGTTGAACCCAGGTTATGCTGAAGGTTCAGGTTTGCCAACACTTACTGGTCCCACAATTGCAATTCCAGTACTAGGTGCTAGACAATTGTTAAATACAGTAGGTACAAGATTTGGTTCTCCGTTAGCCCTTGAGATTGGCGAAGAACTAGATAACTGGTTACTTGGTCCTCAAAGTGATAATACAACTTGGCTTCGTGGTTTAATACCAACTAACTTATTAAATGCTTGGAATACATTACCACTTGCCGATAAGACTGGTGCAATGGCTACTGCAATTTATCAAGCAGGTGCTTATATGCAGATAAATGAAAAGACAAGATTAAAACCAGAAGATTATGGTGATGAAAAGAAACTTGGTCAATACTATAACCGATTAAGACTTCAAGCCCATAGTGTTGTTGCTGGTAAACTTGGATTTAATATTCTTTCTCCAGTTCCACTAGGAAGTACAGAGCCAGGAATTTTGCCTGAACTTCGTGAGGTTGGCATAGTAAGTTTTCGTCAAGAATTCAGTGACATTCTTCGTGGTGTACTTAGTGTTAATGCTGAGTATGGTTATAACTTACAAGACCCAATAGGTACAGCAGTATCTATCTTTGCATCAGAAAATCCAGATAAGTTAATTTATACTGTAAGCAAGAATAGCCAACAAGCAAGAACTGCTATTAACTATACCCAAGAAACTAAAAAATGGGCTATTGATAATGTTAAGTTATTAAAAGATTACCCAACAGTAGGCTGGGTATTTGCCCCTCACATTGGCGAGTATGACCCATCTGTAATGTATTTCTTACAGGCTGCTGATTTAATAGATGAAAAAGATAATGTATTTGATAATAACAATCAAGTACTAAAAAGATATTTAACAGAGTTGGCTGCTGTAAAAGACCGTCAAATGTATTTTGATGTAGATAGAGAAGTTCAACGTCTACTTAATGACCCAGAAAATCCTGACCGAAACAATTATATGTATCGGAAAGACCTTATGGAAAAGGGTAAGAATACTAAGCAAGTAATCCTTGCTGGTAATGCAGCCCTAAGAGAAGTATTACTTAATAGCAATTGGGAAAATAGACAATCTTTACTAGGTAGATTTAATAACCTTAACTCAATGTCTAATGACCCAGAGGTTATGAAGTTAATGGAAAAGCAAAAGAATGATGTTGTTCTATCTAACTTACAAAAGATGACAGCATTGGCTAACCGAATGCTAGTTGTTTTTGAGGATACAAAAATCCGTGGACAATTTGGTTCAGAAGAAGCATTAGAGAAAGTCTATAGAGATGGGATTACTAATTTGGAAAATGTAGCAGGTGCTAATCCAACACTAGGACACGCATATTCTAACATTATTAGACCTTTGCTAGATGACGTTTATAGCACCCCTACAGTAGCGATAGCGAGACAATAGTGAATAATCTCCAGTATTATATTAATGAGGTAAGACGCCAGAATCCTGGTATGTCAGATGCTGATGTTCAAAGTATTGCTAACAAGATTTACAAAATGGACCCTCAGTCTGACTTTACTGGTAAAAGACCTAAACAAGACCCAGCGTTTAAAGTATTTATTGCTAATGCTAAGGCTGGTCCTCAACCATCAACATCTAATAAAGATACAAAAACAAAAGATTCTGATGTAAAAGACCCTATTAATAAACCACAATTTTCACCTATTGGTTCTGGTATACAAACAGATTTTAAACAATTCGTTGACGGTACACTTAATCGCAATGCTGGTGGTCCTGGCTCTATTAGTACAGAACCATTTATTACTGGTCGTTCAACTCCTGAACAACCAAATCCTAAACCTATAGCAATTCTTCCTACTAATGATGGTTTAGGATTTATAGTTTCTGATTTAGATAGTGCTGTTAATGATTATATTAGCAGAATTCCTCGTGGTGAAGAAGAATATTACAAAAAACAATTACAAAAATATTATTCAAGTCCTTCAGAATTTAAAAAATCTATAGCAGGTGGTCCTGTTACAGACAAAGATGTTGCTTTTTCTAAAGCAATTAAAGCAGCAATTCAAGAAATTACTGTAAATAACTTTGATGCAGGTGTTCAAGTTGGTAAAGGTTTAGAAAATAAAACTATATTACAAGGTAATTCTGCTGGCTTTTATAGTTTTGATAATTGGATTCGTACTCGTATAAATACACAACCAATTAGTGAAAGTGCAAGAAGTAGTGGTTTAACTACTAAGGCTGATGCGTTAGCAGAGTTTAGACGTACTGTTCAACAGTATGTTGGTGATTTTGATTTAGTAAATAACTATGATGCCTTGGCTGAAGCATATTGGCAAAAACTTCATAAAGAAGAACTAGCAAGAGTAAGTCAAAGTACAAGCGTTACTGACCCTATTACTGGTAATAGAACTAGTAGAAGTACATCTTATAATCAATTATCTGAACAAGATAGATTAGAGATGCGTATTAATTTTATAACCAAAGGTGCTATGGACAAAAAGGGTAAAGTAATAAGCACTGGTATTAGAGAAGCAGAGCCATTAGAACTACAAGATGCTGGCGGTACTATTGGTGATAACTATACTAAGTTAAAAAGTTATGCCTATGATTATGGTGTTAAGTTATCAGATGCTCAAATAAAAGAAAAAGCAGCCGAGGCTTTATTGCCAGGTGGTTCTATAGATGAGCAAAAGAGAAGTATTCAAATGGCTTCTAGGGCTTTATATAAAGGTTTAGATTCTTATATTCAGGGTGGTTTAAAAGTATCTGATATTGCAGACCAATATAGAAAACTTAAAACTAGCGAACTAGAACTAGCAGAAGGTGCTGTAGATATATTTGATGCAGATGTTCAATCTGCTTTGACTGCTGATAAATTAATAGACCCAATTACTTATACTGGTATGTTAAGACAAAATCCAAATTGGAAGTTTACAAAGAAAGCCAATGAATCAGCGGCTGGTCTTGTAGATACAATTCTTAAAACTTGGGGGGCTGCTTAAATGGGTTATTTAGATAATCAAAACTGGGAAAGAAACTACAATGCAGCCAATCAATATGGAGCGCAAACTAAAACAGTAACTATTGATGGAAAAACTTATACTGGCGTAGACCCTTCAACTGGTAGACCACCTGCTGCAACTAGCATTGGTATGGTATCTCCATCTTCTGGATTAACTATTACTGGTACAGAACGCAATGCTGCTAAAGAAGCAGAGGCTAGAGCAATGGGTATGACTCCAGAATATATTGCTTCTCGTGGTGGCATTAATGCACAAGGTTATTTTAATGACACACCTTTGTCTGGGCAATTATCTGCTGCTGAACAAAAACAAGTTACTAAACCAGATGGCAGTGTTAATACTGCTGCTATGGCAGAAATTTTACAGAAAAAACAAATTGCTGAACTTGTTGCACAAGGCATTTCAGAAGCAGATGCTTATAAAAAAATAACAAGTCAATATGGTCAATATGGTATTTCTTATACACCTGCAGTTGGTGGATTTGATGCACAAGGTAATAAAGTTGAAGGTGGACAATATGATGCCACTGGTAAATTTGTAGGTACTTCTACTGCTAGCACAGGTACTGCAGCAGATAATGTATCTCAAGAAAAACGTGATGCATATGCTCTTGTTGAGCAAACAATGCGTAGTTATGGTTTTAGTGAAGCAGAATTAACTGAAATATTAAACTATATTAAAACTGGTTTAGTTAACCCAAGAATGGGTGCTAATCAATTAGTAATTGAATTACGCAATCTACCATCATATAAAGCAAGATTTGCTGGTAATGAAACCCGTAGAAAAGCAGGTTTAAATGTTTTATCTGAAGCAGAATATCTAGCACAAGAAAAAGATTATTCAGAAACTTTAAGAAGATATGGTCAGCAAAGACTGGCTAATCGTGCACAGTTTGCTACATTGATTGGTAATGACATATCTAATACTGAATTAGGTAGTCGTGTTGGTATAGCCGTTAATCGTTTATCTAATACTAATCCAGCAGTTTTGGGTCAATTAAGAACATATTATCCAACAATTACTAATTCAGATATTGTTGCTTATTTCTTATCTCCAACAGAAACATTACCAGAACTAGAAACTAAAGTAGCAACTGCAGAAATTGGTGCAACTGCTGCACAATATGGTTTACAATCTGACCTTTCTAGAATTTCTGAACTACAAAGATACGGCGTAGATTTAGCAAGAGCCCGTCAAGGTTATGAAAACATAGCAAACATATTGCCTAGAACTGAATTACTAAGCAATATATATAAGCAGGCTGGTATTAATTACAATCAAACAACAGCCGAGCAAGAAGAATTTAAGGGACTTGCATCTGCAAGACGTGCCCGTAATCAACTATCTCAACTTGAGACCGCTGCATTTAGCGGTGCTTCAGGGTTAGGTAGAACTTCGCTTACAAGAAATATAGGCGGAACAATATAAGAATCCCGATGTGGACCGACCAGCCCCACACGGTGTATAAGACTGGTAGCAAGAGCCAGCCTATCTACCCCTGGATAGAACTGAGGCTTGCGACTAACAACGAATAGAAAGGGTGGTTGCTATGAGCAACAACTACTGGGATGAAGACGAAGACGAACAAGATACACAAGAGCAGCAATTAACTGGCGATGATTTAGTTAAGAAACTAAGAAAAGCCAAACGTGCTGACGAAAAGCGTATCAAAGAACTATCCGAACAACTTGAAGGATTCCTCAAGGAGCGTAAGGAAAGAACCGTCACGGAAGTCCTAGCAAAAAAGGGAGTAAACGCTAAGGCTGCTCGTCTAATACTTAAAGATGTGAATGATGCTACTGAAGAATCTATTGATTCTTGGCTTCGTGATAACGGAGATTTAATTGGCTACAATCCACAATCAGAGGTTGAAGAAAAGCAGAAAGACCTTGCTGCATTACGTCAGCAAGATATTGTAACTCAAGGCGGAATTGCTCCAGACAAAGCCGTAGACATTGAACGACAGATTGATTCTGTGGATTCAATGGATGATTTATTAAATCTTCTACGCAATTCCTAACAGTTCATAGTCACTGGAGGTGACGCAAAATGGCTAATGCCTATACATCAACCGCAAGTACCTCTCTTGGAGGTTCCGTTGGTGGTGCTGGTCTAGTACAAAAGGCGTATGACCGCCTTCTGGAATTTGCGCTTCGCTCTGAACCATTAATTCGTTCAGTCGCAGATAAGCGTCCTGCTAAGCAGGCTTTCCCAGGAGCAACAGTCGTACTACAAAAGTATGTAGATTTAGACCAAGCAACTACCGCACTAACTGAGACAACTGACCCAGATGCAGTATCTCTTTCAACACCAACATCTGTAACAATTACTCTTAATGAGTATGGTAATGCAGTACTAGTAACCCGTGCTCTTGAGTTATTCTCATTGGCAGACGTAGACCCAGCAATTGCAAATATCATTGCATACAACCTTGCTGATTCTATTGACACTGTTGCAATGAATACTCTTGGCGCAGGTTCAAACGTTCTATACGGTGGAAGCCGTACTTCAACAGCAACTCTTACTGCTTCTGACACAATTGACTCAGCAGACATCCGCAAGGCTGTTGCTAAGTTACGTGCCAACAAGGCTAAGGCTCGCCGTGGTTCTTACTACTGGTGTGGTATCCACCCAGAAGTTTCACACGACCTTCGTGCCGAGTCAGGTAACTTGGGCTGGAACTTTGTTCACGCACAAACACCTGGCAACGTTGACAAGATTTGGGCAGGAGAAATTGGAGATTACGAAGGAGCATTTTTCGTAGAGTCTTCACGTCTTGCTAACTCTAAGTCAGGTGCTGACCAGACTGCTCTAACCACAACAGCAGTAACTGTTGCTGGTACTTCAGCAGGCTTTACAATCGGAGTTGCTTCATCTTCCGTCATTGCTTCTCGTGCAGAAGTTGGCGATAAGATTGCTGCTACAGGTATTGCTTCAACAGCAAAAATTGCCTCTATCAGCACATCTGGAAATACTACAACCATCACTGTAACTGTTGCCAATACTGGCGCTGTTGCTGTTGATGCAACTGTAACTGTAACTCCAGTAACCCGTGTATTTGACACAATCCTTTGCGGTTCACAAGCAATGGCAGAAGCCGTTGCAGAAGAACCACACATTGTTATCGGTAACGTAACTGATAAGTTGATGCGCTTCCGCCCAATGGGCTGGTACGGCGTACTCGGCTTTGCAATTTATCGTGACGAGGCTTTGTATCGCATTGAGACTGGTTCATCAATCGCTGCTAAATAGTTGATTGACGGTAAGACACTGTTTATACGGCAAATACGTTGCAGTGTCTTACAGTAAATTCACTAGGAGGAATTATGACCGAATGGTTATTTAAAACACCAACAGTAGAAGAAGGTCCTGCTGGTGGTCATAGGTTATTTTACTTTTATAAAATAGACCGTGGTATAACTATTGTCAGAAATGACAATGGTCAATATGCACAGATTAGATATCCACAAGATAGTGATTTATTAAACTATCCAGTTGTATATCGTGGTGGATATAACTACACAGTAGATGATGCTACTAAAGCATCATTAATTGCTGGCGATGTAGGTATAACAGAAAGCAACTTTACTGCTATATGAAACATTGGGAATATCATCCAGAACCAGTAGATGATTGTTTTGGATGTAAAGCACTTTCTTTACAGATGAATACAGGTGATGCAGATAGTCGTAGGACTATGCCTAATAAAGCATTTAACCAAGAATTGAATGCCTATCAAGCCGCTAGGGCTCAAGGTATTCAGCCAAATGGAACTTCTATGGCGAAGATTCAAGAGGCAATTAAGGCTAGCGAAGTACTAGGCAAGCCTTATGATGGTAATAAAATGCCACCAGCAAAAAATATCAACAAACAAACAGCGACAGTAATGAAAGAAATAGGAGCATAAAATGCCAATGGTAAACGGAAAGAAATTCCCATATACAGCCAAAGGAAAGAAAGCAGCAAAGGCTTATGCAATGGGCGAAAAGATGGAATCTAAGGCTGAAAAAAGAATGGAAATGAAAAAGGGTATGAAGAAGTCAGCCCCTAAAAAGTCTATGAAGAAAATGGGCAAAAAGAAGTGAAGCCTGGCAAAACTCGTATAGGCGAAAGCAAATCAACTATTGCTCGCTATATTGAAAATGCAGCCAAAGAATATGCTGAATGGAATGAACGTGGCAGAACAGATTCTGAGGCTGGACAATTTTGGGGTGCTGTTCTACAAGGACGCCGTTATGACCAAAAAGGTCGTCAGAGATGAAGACTAAAAAAGGTATGGGTTTTAAAGCAGCCCAAAAGTCTATTGCTAAAAAGCAAGGTATTAGTATGGAATCTGCTGGTGCAATTCTAGCCAGTGGTGCACGTAAAGCCTCTGCTGCTGCAAAGAAAAAAAATCCTAACCTGAAAAAGGTTAAAGGTAAAGCAAAGAAAAAATAATGTCATCAGGTCAACTTAAAAGACACGATGGTTTTAATAACACACAAATTAAAAACGGACTAGTTGTAAGACTCCGTAAAGATGGAACTGTAAAAGAAGTTCTAGGAAAGTATGGGGAATATGGCAAACAAGAAAGACCCAAGACTCGCTAGAGCGGGCGTGTCTGGATTTAATAAACCTAAACGCACTCCTAATCATCCTACTAAATCACACGTTGTTGTGGCTAAAGAAGGTAGTCAGGTTAAGACTATTCGTTTTGGACAACAAGGCGTATCTGGTAGTCCTAAAAAACAAGGAGAGTCTGCTTCATATCGTAAGCGCAGAGAATCTTTTAAGGCTAGACATAGTAAGAATATAGCCAAAGGTAAAATGTCTGCAGCATACTGGGCAGATAAAGTAAAATGGTAAAGAAAAAAAAGTCTAAACCTAAAACTAAATCTAAAGTAAATGAGGCTGGTAATTACACTAAGCCTGGTATGCGTAAAGCATTATTTGAAAAGATTAAAGCAGGTTCTAAAGGTGGAGACCCAGGAGAATGGTCAGCCCGTAAGGCTCAACTACTTGCTGTTGAATATAAAAAGCGAGGCGGTGGCTACAAGTAATGGCACTGGCTAAATCTCAGAAGTCTTTAAAAGACTGGACTAAACAAAAGTGGACAACTTCAGATGGTAAACCATCTAAGGGTAAAAAAAGATATTTGCCTAAAAAAGCCTGGGCTAATTTAAGTGCAGCAGAAAAGGCTGCAACTAATAAGGCTAAGGCTGAAGGTAACAAAAAAGGTAAGCAGTTTGTTAAACAACCAAAATCCA